AACAACGTCCTATCGCAGAAGTGCATGTATCTTCGAAAAACCATTTTTTCATGTTGACGTTATACGTGGCGACATTGCCGAACGCGTAGTCAATACCGGCGGGCTGTTCGTCCTCATATTTTTTAAAGACCCGGCATTCAACCAATATGTAGCCTTGCTTTATATCAACGTCAATGATCGACGTGTGAATTTTGCCATTTGGATAGGTTGCCCAAAAGCGTTTAATTCGCTCGGCAACACCTTCATAATTGTCTAAAAAGCCGCTCATTTTCTGGCCGCCCGTCCGCCTGCAATCTTGCCGCGTACATAGCCGACGCGATTGCCTTCTCTAAGGCCAAGTGTATAGCCGACTGCAAAACCTGCAAAGATCCCTAGCAGTAGCCACATGGCCACTTCCCCGATTGTGTACATTTTGCTCCCGTTTCAGAGAGCTACTGCGTTTCGCTCCCTGTTAAAAGAATGAAGCAAATGTCTGACAAGGTCAAGGATTACGCTCATTTTACGGCGTGTCTAATCCTTGTTTTGTTGGAAAGCCATTTCTAAGATCAATTGGTCAAGCCTCTGTTCAATTCTTGAAACCTGATCTTTTAGGCTTTTTCCAGAATTTGGCGTCAGCTCTTTCATAATTGACTTAACCATAAAACGCATTGAGGAATAAACAGCTGCAAGAATTGCTAAAACTAAACCAATAATCGCTGTCCATTCATTTACAGTCATTTTCTACCGTAAACAGTGTCATTTGGATTGAGCCAACGCATAAGTACAGGCAAAATTGCAGCTACGCCAGCGGACAAAATAGCCTTAGGATCTGTCACACCTGCTAGGTAAACTGCAAGACCAGCTGCTAAAAATGACCGGGCATAACTGGCAAGCATTGGCTTTAATTCCTTCATAATTTCTGCTCCTTCTTAGCCACCTTTGGCAGCGTTACTATAGGATATTCTCCCGCATATTCCGCGTACTTTGGACGACCGAAACCAACAATTTCCTTGCCTAAAAACCGCTGTTTGAGCATAACCATTCCGCCGTTGCGCTGATCGCCAGTGCCAGAGGTGTTTCCTTCTATGCACCACACACTTGTTTTACCAATGTTTACCACAATTCCAATGTGGCTTATGCGATCGACACCGTCATGTGGAAAGTCCATGAAGCAAAGATCGCCAAGTTTAGGAACTGTGTGCCAGCGTCCAAGATCTTTCATTCTTAGCGCCCCGGCGGCGGTACTCACCATGTTTGAGATTTTGACGCCAGCTTCATTTGCGCACCAATTGACAAAAGATCCGCACCAAGGCAAGCCGTCGGCTTTTGTAAATTTGCCATATTTTGTGAGGTTATCGCCTTCCTCAATTGTGCCAACCTCTACAAGTGCAGCTGCAATTAAAGCTGCGGCTGTGCCTCGCGGATAAGTCATGACAGCAATAAAGCCGCTTCATCGGCAGTGATGCCTAAACGCGTTAACAATTCCGTTCTAGCTTGAGAACGAGCGAGTGCTTGTTCAGCCTTTGTCTGTGTGACGATTGCTAAAGCATCGTCAAATTGTTTTTTTGTAACTGGCTTGATTCCTTCGTCATAAACGATAGAACCAAAATCCTCGCCTTGAATTGTCCAGCCACCGTTAGGAATAAGATAATTTAAAATATCTGCTGCTGTTGCCATAATTATGCTCCGATTTCCATTGCGATCATTACGCCTAGATTAGACACGCCTTGTTCATTCATAACCAATGTTCTGACTGTTCTCTTTCCATATATCGTGTAGGTCGTTGCTGACGTTGTAGAAGGTGAATCCAAGTATTGACCCGAATCATAATTTGTTGCATTTACAAATGATGCCACATCTCCAAAATTTGTATTTCCAATATTCCAAATTGCTGATGCACCACGATACATCGCCAGTTGATAATCGCCGTACGTTCCACTTCCTTGCGTTTGATTACACATTGAATAGAAAACCAAAATTTTACTCGTTGCAAGTGTTGGAGTAATTGTCACCGCTAAATTTGATGCAACGAAACTGGCTGACGTGGTTGAAGTTGCTGTGCTAGTTGTTGCTTGAACTACCTGTAAAACTTTACCACTGGCAGCAGGAGCAGCCCATTTAATACCAGTTGACTGTGTTGAGTCAGCAGTTAAAACGTGACCATTTGTACCGACGGCTAATCGAGCGTCCACTGTTGTAAAAGTGAATAGATCACCTTTTGTTGTTAACGGTGTTTGATCCGTAGGCGTGACCCAAGTGAATGCCATATTTGTTGCAGATGTTTTTGACAATACTTGACCAGTCGTGCCTCCTTTAAGCTGAGCTAATGAAGTATCAACAGCTTGCCCAAAGACGTCAAAATCCGCTGGTAAATCAGTGACCAGATCAGTTGCAGTCGGCATGACCCAGCCGAAATTTGTTGTTGGATTAGCCATTTATCTCTCCTTTTTACGCCACGACTAGCGCGTGTTCCCAGTCAAGTGTGCCAGAAATTGTGTTCCATTGCTCCGACACACTGACGTCTTGCCATTGCATGGCCTGCAAAGAAAACGCTAAAGGTGTCATTGACAAGGTGACAGATAATTCATTGTAAGAAGCTCTAAACGTCCAGCCTTCAACAAAGCCTAAGAAGTTGCCAGCGGCCATATTAGGCGGCAAATCTGCAAGCGATATTGGCTGACCCATAAACACCTTAATTAGGCTGTCTCGATCTCCGTCGTCTAGTTCAGGATTTGTCAAAGCATAAGTAATCTGGTCAAAAATTGGCCTTGGATAAGCTCTAAGTGATAGATAAAAGGCGGCCTGAGCTGTGGCGTCAGCTAGATGTTTTATGGTTGTCGTGATGATTTGCGCAAGTCTGCCGTATAGAGAAATTGAAGCTGGATCTGTGTCATTTACTTCGTTGCTGCTCTTTGTGTTGTATTTGATTGTGACGTCATTGCGTAAATCGCCAGCTCTAGTCTTAATTGTTATCCCTCGACCTAGCGCGTGATTGGCCGTCAAATCGGTGTATCCGTTAGCTGCTAGATAACTTGATCTGTGAGTCGAGTCTGCGTAGCTAATTTGGCCAGTGGCAGACTCATAAAGATAACCAAGACCAGAGGTTGCCAAAGCTGCCACTAAGTCATAAACGACGGTTGTAGATGATGAACGCTGTGCCAACTCATAATTGCCCGGCGTATCTATTTCGCCTAGGCCAGTATTTTCAGCCGTTGCCCAAGTTACGGTCGGATCATAATTTTGCCATTGCAAAGCCGCAGGGACTTCATTCCAGCTGTTGACCAGCAAATCGCTCAAGATTGTCAAGATTTGATTGCCATCAAAATCCTGTGTTAAAACTCCGTTTGTAAGCGCCTTTTGAAGCCTTGCCAGAGCGCCCAAGGCAGTAATTGTCACCTCTTGCGTGTACGCGGTTGAGCCGACCTCTGAGACGGTTATGGCCACGTCCACAATCGAGCCGCCAAAGATAGGCACGTAAGCGGCAGATGTGTCTTGAACCTCAATTGTCAAAGAGTCATTTATTTCGTACTCAATCGGCACTTGATCAAAAACAATGAGCGTGATTGAGCAGTAACCAGCCTGAGCCTGTTCATAGATATTTGTACGTCCAGAGGTAATGTTTAAGCTGGCCAACACCGAATCAGTGACGTCAACGCCAGAAACCTTTACACGCCAAACTGGCGACCATTGTGTCATGCCAATGCGACAAGCTGGCCTGCGCCGCCTGTTCCTCGGAAGTATGAGTCATTAAGTGTGTTGATAATTGTGCGAGCTGTGCCTTCTGAATCAATAGCGCCATTGACAGTCAAATTTATGCTAGTGGCTGAGTCAGTACGTCCGCTAGTCATTGTGGTGCCAGTTGATGAAACGGCTGCCTTTGCCGCCCCAGAGGCCGCGCTGGCAACAGCTGCACTCGAAATGTTTGGGATCTTAATTGGCGGCGGTGTCGATACGTTGACAGTTGAGCTTGCGCCACTAGATCCTAATACGCCAGAAATGCTACTAAATGAACCGCCAGACTGTACGCCGCCAGCTGAAACAGGTTTTAGATCAGGCAAGCCAAGGTTGACAGCATTGTAAGCTTTAATCAAAAAATTAATCCCGTCAATTGTGCCTTGAATTAAAGTATTTATGACCTTTATTACTGATCCAATAACGCCCACAACCGCCCCGGCGATTTTGCCTACCGTCTGCAAAGCGCCACCTAATACGGTGACAAGTACTGGCACAACGTAAGTCTGGATAAATTCAATAAATAAAACAAAAGATTCTTTGTTATCGTCAATTGCTTTTGTAATTGGTTTAAAGAAGTCTGCAAAACGACCTAACGCTGGCACTACTTTATTGACTACAAACTCAACTAACTGTTGAATAATTGGCAGCAAGCGCGCGCCGATCGATTCTTTAGCTTCGTCAAATGTAACCTTGAGAATCTGTAGCCGCCCGGCAAATGTCTCCGAGTTAGCTGCGGCTGCACCACCAAATAAATCAGACAGTTTTGTCTGAACGTCGGTAAATGACATTGCCTTAAGCTCGGCTGTAGATAGCCCAATGCCTAATTTTGCAAGAGAGGCCGTATTGCCGTCATAGGCTTTGCCAAGCGCGTTTGCTACTGAGTCAAGTCCTTTGCCCGTAGCTTGGCTAATATCCAGCGCAAGGTTTAAAAGATCTTGAGCCTTTGTGACGTCATTTGTCGAAAGGGACAAGCGCTGTAGAGCTGGCCTCAATTTTTCGTCCGCGACACCTGTCGCAAGAGATGTTTTTAATATCTGTTTTTCTACAGAGGCAATCATTTCATCTGTTGCGCCAGTGGCATTTTTTAAAGCTGTGGCAAGTCTTATTTGCGCGGCTTCGTCCTCGATTGCCGCTTTAACACCGTCAACGGCCAGCTTTACGGCGTAAGCGCCAGCGGCAGCTGCGGCAGCTGCAAAAGCAACGCCAGCCTTTTTGCTAAATTCGCCAAGCTTGCTACTGGAATTTTCTACGTCAGCATTTGCGCTGTTTAAAGATTTTTTAAGTTGGTCAACGTCAGCAAGTATCGACAGCTTAAGCGTTCTACTTTGCGCGACCATTTAAAACTCCTTAAGTATCTTTTCAAAAGCATTTTCCCACTTAGCAATGATTTCTGGCTGAATGGCGCGCAATGTTGGATAAATAAACCAGCCGTTTGATCCTCGACCTTTTGGCCCAAAGCCTGACCAGATTGGGAATTGCTTATATTTGTTTGATCCGAATTCGTTGCCGCCCCAGAGCTGTTGAGTCGTGCCGCCGCCAGAAAACTTTTGCCCGGCAAAGCCAAAAGATAGCTCACCGATTTTTGACGACTTGGACACTTTAGATCCACGCGCAATCTTTTCAGCTGCGCGCCCTCGACCTGTTGACGTGCCAATAATTTTGTCTTGAGCAAATTCTGCCAAAGCGCCAGAAGCGGCCTTGGCTTGGAGTGTAGCCTCGGCGTCCATAGCTTTAAAAGCACCTAAGACGCGACGTAGATCCGCCTTGTCATAGGCAATCTCTACGCTATCGCTCATTTTGCTTCTCCAATATCTCAAGCGCTGTGTATATCTGCTCCGCCGTATGCCACTCGCTCATTGCTATTCCAGTTGCCAGTGCTAGCTCGACCAGAATGCGATTTACGCTTCCGGCGGCGTAGCTTTTGGGAGAACCTCACCGACAGTCACGTCCGCAACAGTTTCGCACCAAATGTCAAAGCCCTTGATTGGCTTTCCACCAGCTTCGCGCTTCATTGCATTCCACGCAAGAAATAGCAGATCGGCAATACCAATTTTGTTTTGAGCTTGTGAAATGGTCAGACCTGTTTTGTTTTCCCACTTCGCCCACTCTGGCGGTTGTGCGGTATATGTACCGAACTCGCCTGATGTGTACTCGATTGTTATTGGCAGTTTCATTGTGTGCTCCCGTTTCTATTGCTATCAGGTAATTGTTAGAACTGGTGTGGTTGAGCAAAGCATTGCCCATGAGTCGGTTTGTGCGTCTGGTGCAGCGCCGCCAGCTGTAGGTGCTACTGGAAATACGTTGCCCGCAAAACTAGCACCTGTTGCAGAAATTAGCGTAAAAGCTAGGGCTGTATTTGGCGCAGATGTAAAAGCTGTCCACATAGCTTCAAATAATGATGAGCTCGCGCCCCAGTCAGCAAGTAATTCAATGTTAAGTGTCCACTGATCGTCAATGTGCTTGTAAGCCTTGCCGTCAAGTGTTTGGTAGGTAGTAATAACTGGCGCATTTACTAGCGTGACCGCTGTTGTTTGTGCGTCATAATTCACCGTTGCAAGTGTGAAGGTTATGTCGCGACCAGTGACTATTGTTGTTGGCATTTGGTTTTCTCCTTAGATTGTCTGTTGTGTGTAGTAAGTGCTGACCGCGAGATCCGCCACTAATAGGTTTGAAGCTCCTACGGATTGCACTGTCGGACGTTGTACGTCGCCAACTGTGTAGCCCGCAGGCATTGCGCCCATAATCGCAATAATAAGTTGCTCAAGATTATCGAGCGCGCCAGCTGTGTTGTTATAGGCGACAGCGGCAGTCACCACAAAGTTAATTTTGACTCGGACTTGGCTTTTGCCAATAGTTGTCGTTTCAAGGTACGGCGCGTCCGGCACGATAACGCAAGCTGGTGGAATGACGGCCTCTGGCGGTGATGAATAGACTGAGGCAGCTACGCCAGCCAAAGCTGTTGCAAGTGTGCCGCGGACGTTTGTGGCAATAGTTGTTGGCGTAGGCATTTACATGGCCATTGTTGAAACGTCAATGTAATTGCCTAATAAACCAATTACGCGATTTTGTAAGCTGCGACCCATTCTGTAAGGCGACGGCGTAAAGTCAACGCCCTCGATCTGTCCGCCGGGCGCGACCACACTCTGGAATATCTCCACACTGACGATCGTGACCGCTTGTTCAACCGCGTCAGTGCTCGCATAAAGTGTGGCCGCGTTTGCCCCGGATAGGTAGGCAACGCCCGCAGGGATTACCGGGCGAAATGTAATGTCTGAATTCGTAACCGCGCATGTAAAGTAGAAATAAGGCGCTGGATAAGCAAAAGGCAGGTAAGGAAACGGATCATAATAATTTGATGTGACTGTCTTTGTGCCGTTAAAAGTAGCAGGTACGCAACCGCTAATTACAACACTTTGATCAGCCACAAATGAATTTGGTTTTTGTGTTATGTAATAAGCAACGTTATTTTGTAAATAAACAGCTGCAATGGCATTTTGATTTGCAGTAAGCAGCGGCAAAATAACTTGCTCAGCCGAATTTATTATAGAGTCAAGATAAGCGTCACTGTATAAGGAGACAGAGACGCCCAACACTGTGCGCAGCTGTGAGGCTGTAATAATGCTAGGCATCTCTGTCCTTTCGTAATCGACTGGCCTAGATACGGGAGCGCACCTAGGCCATGCTTATTTTTTAGGTTAGGTTAAAGCGACGTAGCCCACCAGCAAAGACGGCTTGAGCTGCAATGTAACCGTAAAGCATGATTTCAATTTCGCCTGTGGTTGGCACATTTGTGGCCAATGAAAGCGCAGGAGATTCAAAAATCTCAATTGAGCGTGGTTCAATAATGAACGCTGACTCGTCAATTGAAGTGCTGACCATGTTGGCGTCAGTGTAGTAATCAAGGCCAAGCACATTTCCACGAATTGCAGTTGGATTCACTGTTCCGGCTGGATTCATTTGCATTGGCTGAGCATTGTAGATTGGACGTCCAGTTGTATCTGTTGCGCCGAGTAAAGTGCTCCAAATGGAAGTTCCTGAAACAAATGCTCTTGCTGTGCGCTTTGTTGCATTGTAAACAGCTGGTGACTCTGTTGACACAAATGAAATAATGCCAGCTGAGTCTGCTGCTGTTGCTGTTGCCTGTGTACCGCCAGCTGTAATTTGTGCAATTACATATTGATCAGTTGCTTGGGCGTAACCGTCGCGGAGATTTTGGAGCATGATTTCATAAAAGCTGGGATCTGATCGGTCAAGGAGCTCAACGGAATAGCGTTGAAACCCGGCTTTTTTGATAACTGTCGCATTTACATAAGCTGAAGTGATCGCGGTAGTTCCTGTTGGATCTCCGCCTTCTGCCACTGTTGCAGCTGTTGAATTAGCAGTAATTTTTGGAATAGAGACTGTCATTCCGTATGTGCTCAATGGACGTGTACCGCCGCAAGCTTCAATTACTGGGCGATCAGCGTTTGTGTTTTGTGCAACGTCGCGCACGTATGAAACCGGGCTAAACGCTGGATTTGTTGAGAATGAATCGTCTGCGGCTTTGATGTACTGGCGTGAATCCTCATTGCCTAGTGTTGCCTTAATTGAATGCTCAAGGTATGAACCACCGCTGATGATTGGTGAACGTGGTGTTGAAAAGTAGAGCGGACGAGCTGCCTCGGCCTGCACGACTTTGGAAGCCTCAACCGTTTCGGCTGCGACTTCTGGAACGGCTGTAGGTGTTTCCACTTGCGTGTCTCCTTCTGTAGGTGTTACTTCTGTTTCCTCTTTGGAATCAGAATCATTATTTTCACTAGCTGCAATTTCAACCTTTGCCGAAGCTATGGCTGGATCGGTTACAAGTGAAACCTCTTTTAGCGCACTTGCGCTTACGACTAAAACGCCGTCAACGTTTTTGTATTTTTGTGCAATAACGCCGACGCTAAATCCGTCGCGCAATCCAGTTGAAGCCTCGACTAGGGCGTCAGATCCCGCGGTTGTGTTACCTATAGAAAACGTAGCGTAGATTCCTTCGTCGTCTTCTTTATAACTTTTAAGAAATCCAATTGGACTTTCCCGGCGGTGCTCAAGTAATAATTTGGTAGTAGCGCCCAAACTAATTGAGCCTTGCTTGAACATGGTTGATCCAGAACTAGTTACGCCTTCCTCATTCCACGTGACAATGCGACCCGATAACTCGCGCTTTGGAAAATCTGCGGCCTCAACTTTAATTGAAAAGTCAACCGAGATTGGTTTTTGTATGCTGTATGTCATCTGATCATTTCTTCCTCTAGTCGGATTTCATCTGAAGTTAAAGCGCCAATGTCATAAAGAACTTTGTACACGTCGGCGCGTTCTTTTGCAGATCCGCGCAAGTAATCGTCCAAATCAAATTTTACTTCTTGACTTGCTGGCACAAAGTCATTTGGCATGCCAGTCATTGACAGTCTTTCCTCTATTGAGCACATAATTGGGCGCAGCGAGAAGTCCAGCAAAGATTGTCGAGCCAAAGTAGCGTTTGAGTACGTCATGCTCGATCCTGACTCAGCGTCAACGTAATAAGCAGGAATACCAGTAACTCTTGCCAGCTCTGTTGACACGTAGGATCTAGCTTGATTTAACTGTAACTTTTCTGGATCAAATCCAAGTGTCTGCAATTCAACGTCTGCATTTAAAAACGCAGTCGAGCGATTGCGACGAGCTTGACCCCAAGACTCAAGCAATTTTGCAATGCGATCAGCTGGTAGCGCTGTGCCGTTAGATTTTAAAACCATTGTTGGCACTGGCTCGCGCGCGTACATTGTTGCAGCGCGTTCCAATTCTGCACCAGCTTTAATTGTTCGCCCAGCACGATTTAAAATTCCTTCATCAACGCCGTAGAAAACTGCCAAGCTTCCCGGGCCTTCATAAGGTGCTGGAATTGAGTCAACGCAGTAATACTCGATCTCTGTGCCATTTGCATTTGTTTTAATTGTTACGCGTGTTGGATCTATGCGCTCAGCACTTCGCATGCGATATGTGTCTGCATAAATTTCTAAAATGCGCATGTAACCGTAACCGTAGAGCAATAAATCCTCTGCAAGCCATGCATAAGTTGCAAAGCCCGGGACACGTGGATCTGGTTGGTTAATAACTTTTGGCGGTGACTCAACACGTGCACCGTCTTGTTTTGTACGCACCTTTAGCGGAATGCTGGCAACGCTTGATGAAATTATATTTCTGGCGCGAGCGCACGTTGGCACTGACATAAATTCAACGCGTGAAGCTGTAATACCAGCAACGCCGTAGATATTATAAAGCGAGCTAGTGACATTTACTGGAGCAAGTGAAGCCTCGATGTCAGAGGTCGCCGCTGGCGCTTGTGTTGTGACTGTGCGCGAAAATAGACCCATGTGGCAAAGTGTAAAGGTGGCATATACACCTAGGCTGAGAAAATGTCGATCTCCATTTCAGGGCGTGTCGCAAAATGCACCGCGAGAGCTGAGGCAACAGCTGCGCAAACAGCAACGCTTGAGGCGCGCCGTCCAATAATCCAACCGCCGTCTCCCATTGGTAATCTGACAGCCGATAGTATCTGCTTGGATAATTCTGCCTGTTTTCCATGCATAAGCCGCTTTGAGGTAATCGCTCCCAGCAATTCGTCGCAGCTTTGCCCGTACAATGCCCCGTCAATGTCTATAACTGGAATTCCAGCTGGTTGCAATCTTGCAGCTACCGCAGAGCTTGTCCGCTTGCTAAAAGCCACGTATTCAACGGGATATTTGCGAGCATAAGGCGCAATGTCGTTGGCAATGGCTTTGTCGTCAAGCGAAATCGGGTTGTGCCAAGTGTGCAGCAATTTTATGATAAAAGTATCGTCAGAATTTTTCTGGGCTGCGACCAATGCCCCGTCGCGACGATCCGGCGAAAGATCAAGCCCAAACCAAGTCACCTTTTCAATGTCAAGCTCTACCTCAGCTACGCCGCACTCGTTCCATTCCTTTGCCGGTATCGCTCCGCTAATTGTGTTGACCCAGCGACAAAGCACCTCAGTCTGAACCACGTCCGGCGGATCATTTAACACTGCGCGGATATTGTCCTCATGGATTGTGTGGCCAAGCGCGGGATTGCTTGCAACCCAGTTTTTTTCGTCAGTGATTTTGTCTGAATAAGCAGACCATTCAAAATAAGCAATATCATCTTCTGATCCAGCCGCACTAGCTTGGCCTCGATCGCGCAGCTGATTGAGGATTAAGCTGTGTTGATCGCCAGCATTTGAAAACGTCCAAAGCTGCGGATTTTTTGCAGCCATCATTGTGTAACGCATAGCAGACCAAGCCTCAGTGTCTTTAAGTTGGCGCGTTTCGTCCATGTACACCGTCTCAGGCTTTGCAAAACCGCGAGCAGCTGCGTTGGCCGCTTTGACCACGTAGCGAGCGCCAGACTTTAGCTCAATTTCTTCTGACCCATGAGCCCAGCGGATTTTCTTGACGTGTTTTGCTAGAGCTGGATTGCTCTCAATTAGGTTGACAATGTGTCGAAACGTTTCAAGTGAGGTTGTCAGTACGTGAGCACTGCCAAGTTGTAGAGGCTCATTCCACAAAAACATTCTGGCAAGAATGCTCATCTCCATAATTGTGCTCTTGCCATTTTGCCTAGCTGCCACGATTACGACCACGGGCGATTTCCAACGACCGTCAGGCTTGACCTTTAAAGCGTGTTCAAATACAAATCTCTGCCAAGGCATAAGCTCGACGCCGATCGAGGTAGCACAGTCAATCACTTCTTGACCTCTAGTCGGCTAATCGTTAAGCGCAGAG